TCCAGAAGAACTGCTAGAACTAGAGGAGGAACTAGAAGAAGAACTACTGCTGGTACTTGATGTCCCTGTGGACGTTGTGCTGGTGGTTGCATCTGTTGTACTTGTTGTAGATGTTGTTGTTGAAGTTGCTGTTCCAACAGAGGCAGCAGATGAAGGACCATCATCGAATGTTACACTTCCTGTGCCTGTAGGTGTAGAAGTAACATTGACACTTCCACTAACATAACCAATTTGATCAAGGAATCTACCTGCAATACTGAGTTTTGTTTTCTTATTACCTTGTTGATCTAATTCTTCACAAGGTTCATATGCTACTAACTCTTCAAACTCAGATAAGATGATTTCTACAACACCTGGTGTAGGAATTTGAATTAAACGTTTCTTTTCATTTAGGTAGTCTTCGTGTTCAAAGTTAGTAACAGGATATACAGATTGAATTTCACTTAACACAGTTCCATCTGGTAATTCTGCTCTAAATGATGCATTTACTTCATTACCTGCCTCAATAAACACTCTATCTTGATACAATACTTCTTGAGTTTCATAATGATGAACTCCATCTGGTTCAGC